TTATCGAACACCTTATATTATGGAAATATTCCACCACAACTTATTAACCCTCAAACAAAAAAACCTGCTCCACATAGACGAAGCAGGCCTTTCTTTGGTAAAAAGTATGGAATGTACCCCCACCTCTACACCTATCGAAAAAACAGAACTCCTTTTGTCCCTTTTTAATAATATCAAGACTGCTTAACCCATGCCCAACCTCCAAACCCACTTCGCCTCATTGCACCAGGATGCTATCACCTGGAAAGCTGGGTATATTTACAACCAGGCCACCAACCCTGCCGACAAAGCCGCCGCCATTGATGCCATCGCCGCCACCATCACCTGCATACCCGGGGTAACAGCCCAAACCACCTATGCCGCTGAAATAGAACATCAGTTAAAGCTGAAAAAAAATATTGTAGCCAAAGCCATAGAGCAACTGCAAAAACAAAAAGCGCAGAAAGATAAAAAGAGGCGGGCCGCTATTGATACCAGCGGTGATGAAGAAGGCGGCATCGAAAGTGAGCAGGAAAGTAAAATGCCCAAATGGGTAACCAAAGAAGATGAACAGCACTGGCGCCGCCACGGCTACTTCCCTTGCAACAAAACAATAAGCGCCCCATCGGGGAATGGGGGTAACAAAAAAATCGGCTACTACTCCATTAATGTGCGGCAAACCGAAGCCGGGCCCGCTTACAACACCACCGAAATTACCAACTTCCTCACTACGCCCATTATGCATGTGTACAAAGGCGAAGAAAGCCGGCACATAATAGAAATAACCAACGGCTATGTAACCGCCGTAAAAGAAATTCCCTCAAAGATCATCCCCAGCCGGGAGCAGTTCCAGGCCGCCCTCGTAACAGAAGGCTCCTTCGCCATCTTCGGCAGTAACCTGCAATGGCTGCGCATCGCATCCGAACTGCTGCACAAATTCCCACGCTGTATTGAGCTTGAAGACCTGGGCTTCCACCCAGCCGGCTTCTTTGCCTACAGCGATTACATACACCAGCCCGGCATCGGTAAAATTGAAGTTGATGGGTACGGCATCCTGGAATCCGGCGGCAAAAAATACCTGCTGCCCCAGCAGTCCGAAGCCTTCGCACAACTACGGGGTACTGGTGGCGATCCGTTTGAAAATGACCGGGTATTAACTTATAAATTAAGCCCCGTAACCTTTCAGCAGTGGACCGAAAAAGTAAACCGGGTGTATGGCATCCAGGGCACCGTAGCCATAGCCTACTGCATCTTCACCCTGTTCAGGGATATAGTGGCCAGGGTAACCGGCACCAGCCCACACCTGTATTTATACGGACCGCCGCAAAGCGGAAAATCTGTACTGGCCGAAACCATTTACAGCCTGTTTTACATCAACCGTAATTTCTTTATAGCCTATGAGGGAACGGTGCCGGCGTTCTATACCTACCTAACCCGTTTCATCAACTGCCCCGCAGTGGTTAACGAAGTAGATGCCGACACCACCGACCCCGACAGGCTGCAGGCATTCAAGGGCGCTTTTGATTTGGAAGGACGGGAAAAAATGAACATCGCCGCCAAAAGCAACAAACGCAGCACCACCATCCAGCGCATCAACAGCAGCCTTGTATTGGTGGGGCAGTACATAATAACCAACGACAACAACGCAATTCTCACCCGCAGCATCATCGAAGATTTTTTGCCCAACGATAGCCGCACCACCGCCGACATACATGCTTTTGATGAATTAAAACAACTGGGCAAACAAGGCATCACCAGCCTGTTAACAGAACTGGTAAATATGCGGCCTTATTTTGATACCAACTTCCGTAGCCTGTACTTAGCTCAGTTGGATGAATGGATAAAGCAAACCAGCCAGAAAGGTAGGCCCCTGATGCAGCGCATTATGAATAACTATGCAATCCTGGCCACCTGTTATAAAATATTAAACACCCATTACCCGTCATTAAAAATTAAGCATGCAGAATTTACCGGCTACTGCCTCAAAAAGGCCACACAATGGAGCCAGTTTGTAAGCAGCAGCGACAGCCTCAGTGAGTTTTGGCGCTACATCACCCACATGTATGAAAGCGGGGTATTAAAAGACCATGCAGATTTTATAATTGAAAAATCACACGCTGAACAAACCCGGGAAGGCAAGGCCCTGCAGTGGGATGCCGGCGAATATATCCTCTACCTCCGCATTAATAATGTACATAAGTTATACCAGTTAGAATACAGGAAGCGGACCGGTAAAGATGGCATCAGTATAGAGAACCTGGGCCACTATTTCAAAAGTAAAAAGTATTATCTCGGCAAAAAGAAAGACAAACGCTTCCGCCGGTTTTTCGATACCGTGGAGCAGATAGGCGAACTACAGCAGCCCCACAAAAAAATCACCAGCCAGGAAGTGATAACCAGTTGTGATATGTTCCTATACACTGATTTGCAAAACAGCATTGAAGGCTTCCACCTTGGTAACAACGGGGCAGCCGAAAACCCAAACATTAAACAAAATGAAACCACTCAGCCCACACCAGCACAAAATTTTTCATTTTGGCAGCAAAATCCCGGTTGGGGCTAAAAACACCGCCTACAGCTGCCTACAAAATAATAACATAAAAATCAATTAATTATAATAAAAATGTTGTAGGCATGCTTAAAATTTGTAGGCACACCCCCCCTTTTTGTAGGCATGGATCTTTATTTAGCGGTATTGGCGGTTTTGATTTAGCTGCTGAATGGATGGGATGGGAGAATGTATTTCACTGCGAGTGCAATTCCTTTGGGCAGAAGGTTCTAAAACACTACTGGCCTCAGGCAGAATCTTTTAACGATATAACAAAAACAGACTTTACAAAATATGCAAACAGAATTGATGTTCTCACAGGAGGATTCCCCTGCCAACCGTATTCAATGGCTGGAAAGCGAAAGGGCAAAGAAGATGACCGGCATCTCTGGCCTGAAATGCTTAGAGCAATTAGAGAAATTCAGCCAGGTTGGGTTGTGGGCGAAAATGTTTTCGGCCTTATTAATTGGTCAGGGGGATTGGTTTTCCATGAGGTGCAGGCTGACCTGGAAGCTGCGGGGTACGAAGTTTGGCCGTATGTACTTCCAGCTTGTGCCAAAAACGCACCCCACCGAAGGGATAGGGTCTGGTTTGTTGCCCATCTTACCAACCCCGACAGCAATGGACAGCAGCGGGGCAACGGCAAATATGAAAAGCACACAGGTGAAGGAGGGGAGTATGCACAGCGTAACATTAGCCAGGGCGGTGAATATGGGCTTACTCCCGACCCCACAGGCGAATTGCAGCAAGGGTATGAACCCGGAAAATATACAACAGAAGGGCGGCAAGTTTTACAACAAGAAAACGGGGACGCAAATTCAAAGCAGTCCGGAACAATGGGCGAAAATGGGTTTACTCCCGACACCGACAACACAGGAAGCGGAAACGAATTGCGAACTGACGGAAACGGGGAGACGGAAAACAAAGGACGGGGAGGACAGCCACAGCCTGAATCTTGGCAGGATGGCAACGATGGGATTTCTACCGACACCAACGGCACAACTTACAAAACACGGACACACGGAACAATATTGGAACAACAGAATTGGGAAAAGGCAAATGGATTTATCAATGTGGAATGCAGAAACAAATGGCAAAACTTCCCAACTCAATCCCCGGTTTGTGGCGGAAATGATGGGCTTCCCCGAAAATTGGACGGAATTACCTTTTCAAAATGGAGAAACGAAAGCATAAAAGCCTATGGTAATGCAATAGTCCCCCAGGTAGCCTTTGAAATTTTTAAAGCAATAGAGAGTGTCCACAGGCATTGCCCATAACGCAAAAGGGGTTGGCGAAGTTTCTTTTTTGGGGACTTCAACCACCACAGCCGAAACAAAGAAACACAGTTTAATAAACCGATAAACTATGATAGAATTACTAACCCCCCAAAAAAGAAATTTTGCTAACCTAATTGTTATGCACAGTTGCTTCCACTACACTTCAATCGGAGGACAAGAAAAAACAAAGAAAAAATTTTACGGGAGGGGTGCGTTGGCATCTTTTAAAAAACAAAATATGAACTATACAGAATTTTTAGAAAACAAAAAACACTCTGCAAGTAATTACGGAATTGAACCAACATTCATTCCTGATGCAATGTTTGATTATCAAAAGTATGTTACCGAATATCTGATTAGAAAAGGTCGTGCAGCTTGTTTCCTTGATACTGGATTAGGCAAAACAGTAATTGAATTGACTGTTGCAAAAAACTACATCCAGCACACAAATAAACCAGTGCTGATTATTTGCCCTTTGGCAGTTGCATTTCAGTTTATCAAAGAAGCAGAGAAATTTGGCATTGATGATATTTCTTATTCAAAGGATGGAAAGTATAAAACAAAGATTGTTGTTTGCAATTACGAAAGGTTAGAACATTTTGAGCCAACTGATTTTGATTGTGTTATGTTAGATGAAAGTTCTATTCTCAAAAACTTTGAAGGGGCAACGAAACAACACATCACTACCTTTTTAAAGAAAGTAAAATACAGATTTCTTTTTACTGCGACACCAAGCCCGAATGATTATATTGAATTGGGAACAAGTTCAGAGGCGTTGGGATATATGGGTTACACTGATATACTAACAAGGTTTTTTAAGAATAATAATAACACTATAAAAAGTTCAGGTTTGCATCGTGCAGGGGAAGAATGGTATTTGAAACCTCATGCCGAAAAAGATTTTTGGAAATGGATTGCGTCATGGAGTATTTCAATGCGTAAACCTTCGGACATTGGTTTTAGCGATGCACTCCACATTTTGCCAAAACTTATTGAGATTGAAACAATAGTCGCAAACTCAAACCCACTTGCAATAAACGGACAAACGCAAATGTTCAATTTCCCTGCGGTTAATTTCTTTGAGATAAAAGCAGAAGTCCGGGCAACAATTAAAACCCGTTGTGAAATGGCTTTTGAAAAGGCAACTGACCATGATGCAAGTGTTTATTGGGTAAACTTGAATGATGAAGCAAGTTTGATTTCACAATTGGACAAAGAAGCACAGGAGGTAAAAGGGCAAATGGATATTGATAAAAAAGAAGAAATACTACTTGCATTTTCAATGGGAGAAATAAAAAAACTGATTACCAAAACTTCAATTACTGCCTTTGGTTTGAATTGGCAACACTGCAACCACACAACATATTTTCCAACTTATTCTTATGAGCAATACTACCAAGCAATAAGAAGGTTTTGGAGGTTCGGGCAAAAAAGAGAAGTGTTTGTTGATTTGATTTTAAGCGATGGACAAACACGAATAATGCAAAGTTTGCAAGTGAAAAAAGACAAAGCAATTTCAATGTTTGAAAATCTAACCGCAAACACCAACAGCAACTTTGAAATAAAGACAAAAGAATTTAACAAAGAAATAATTTTACCAAACTTCATAAACTAAAACACAATGATTAAAGAACAAGTTATCAAAGAAAATTACGCAATCTACAACGCTGATTGCATGGATGTAATTCAAACCTTGCCTGATGCAAGTATTGATTTATCGGTTTACTCCCCTCCGTTCGCTGGGTTGTATAATTATTCCAGTAGCGAAAAAGATTTTTCAAACTGTGAAAGCAAAGAACAATTTTTGGAGCAATACGAATTTTTAGTAAAGCAAATGTCAAGGGTTACAAAAACAGGTAGAATAAACGCTGTGCATTGCACAGATGTTTTTGATAACCGTTCTTTTCTTTGGGATTTTCCGCATGAGATTATCCGCATACATGAGAAATACGGTTTTCATTATCGTAATAGAATTACGATTTGGAAAGAACCTTTGAAAGTTCGCATGAGAACAATGGTGCAAAGTTTAATGCACAAATTTATTGTTGAAGATAGCACAAGATGTTTTACGGCTATGCCTGATTATGTTTTGATATTTACAAAGGATGGTGATAGTTTAGTTCCTGTAACACATGAAAAAGGATTTACAGAATACTTTGGCGAAACTCCATTTTTACCCGCACACATTGAAACTTACGGCAACTATGAGGACTTTAAAAAGAAGTGGAAAAATTATGATGGTGAACCAAGCGGAAACAAGATGAGCCATTTGATTTGGCAGCGTTACGCAAGTTCGGTTTGGGATGATATTAGAATTGATAATGTTTTGCCATTCAAAGAAAGCCGTGAGGAAGATGATGAAAAGCATGTTCACCCTTTGCAGTTAGATGTTATTGATAGAATAGTTGAACTATACAGCAACAAAGGCGAATTAGTATTTACTCCATTTATGGGAGTTGGTTCGGAAGTTTATAGCCCGATTTCACTCGGTAGAAAAGGATTAGGTGTTGAGTTGAAAGATAGTTATTTTAAACAGGCAGTAATGAATATGAAAGATGCTGAAACAAGGTTCAAAAAGTTTGAACAAACTACTTTAACCTTTTAAAAATTGGAACAATTTTATGGGAGCGTTGGCAAAATTTTTTCTTTGTTTGCTGAAAATCAAAAACTTAAAAATAGTATTGACGGCTATCGGAGTTTCGTTAATCCACGGACCCATCCCAAATTAAGATCATCCAACGGGCTA